ATTAAAAAGTTAAAAGAAATAAAAGAAGATGATATAGTTTTGTTATATACATCTGAGGTATGCCCATATTGTTTTTGCCTTCCAGGTGGTTGTTCTGGATGTTGGTATGAAGATTTCGATAATGGATGTGGTGGTGACAGTAGATTTAACAAATTAATGACTATATTAGAAGACAAAGGAATAAACAGTAAAAAATTTGTTAAAGATATGATTGATATTGTTAGAAAGGATTAAAAATGACAAGAGAAGAAGCAATTAATAATATTCATTTATTTATACAAAACTACAATATAGATGAATATGCAAATGTATCCGTATTAATAGATTTAATAGACAAAATTTATGATGATTTTGAAAATTGTAAAAAAGCAAAAAATGGCAACAATTTTATCGGTTGTAATATACATATTTCTAAAAAAGTAAATAACCCAGAAGAGAAAAAAAAATATCGTTATACTTGCAATGATTGCGGAATTGAATGGACATCAAACAATGAAGATGAAAGTAAATGCCCTATGTGTGGTAATGAAAATATCGACATTATTTGGTAAATATAAGAGCAGAATATGAATATATAACAAGTGAAGAATATATATTGCAATACATAGTTGATAATAAAATTAAAATAGAAGAAAAATATTTAAAAAGGAAATAAGGAGTAATTTATGGCAAGATATAGAGTTCCAATGGATGAGCAAATATCAGTATGGAGAAGATGGTATTACTATGTAGAGGCAAATAGCAAAGAAGAAGCAATTGAAAAAGTATTTGACGGAGAGGCTACAGATTACGAATTACAAGAAACATTTCACGAAACAGAAGAAGAATTAAGTATGCAACTTGCAGATGACGAAGATGTAGAGAAAATAGAAGATTAAGGATTGCAAATGAACAACCATATAATAAACTATATCAATTCACAAGGAAGGTTTGAAACATCAAGAGAAATAATAGAAAATGCTTGGTGGTTCAGTGTAAGTAGTTTATTAGGACTATTACAACCAAAAATAAGCTATAAGAACCTTCCTTTGAATTATTTTGGAATTACAATAGCTTCAAGTTCAGCAGGTAAATCGTTCAGTTTTGAACAAGCTGTAAAGCTTTTAAATATAAATATGTATGGATATAGAAGATATATACAAAAGGGCTATGAAAATGCAAATATGACAATACCAGCAGATGTTATAGATGATGAAGAGATACTGATAGAAGGCAGCAAAGTTCCATTAAAAAACTTCTTACCTACAGACTTTGTAATCAATATAGAAGGTACAGCAGAAGGCTTATATTTAAGAGCTTTGGCTTTATCACACAGTTGGTGTGGTTCATTGAATGTTGTAAACGAAGAGATACTTGATATTATTCAAAATTCTAATTTAAACAGAATGAAAGAGTTGTATGATGGTAGATATAATGCGAAAATAATTAAATCAAATATAAATCAAAATATATATGATATAAACTCAAATATGCTTATATTTGGTTCTTCTATAGGAATTAAAAAGTCAATTTCTACATATCAGCTATTCAATAATGCTTTAAGCTCAGGTATCTATAGACGAAGTTTTATCTATTATGAACCACCGCAAGAAAGACAATTTAAAACAAAGGACATAAAGTATGATGAGAATACCATATCATATATCATTAGCAACATCAAGAATTTTGTTAAAAATAAACTTGAGCAAAGACTTGCAGGTAAAGATATTGTTATCGATATATCAATCAGCGATAAACGAATTCAACAAATCAATAAAGAATTACTTGATTTCTCGAACAAACACCTTGATGACGAAAGGTTTAACTCGGAACTTGGATCGTTTGATAAAATAATTAAACTTGCAGCATTACATGCAGTGGCTTGTGGTTCACTGAATGTAAGAGAAATGGATTTAGATTATGCTTATGATTTTTATATAAGATGCAGAAGCACAGTTCAGGAACTATTTAATACAGAACCACCACATAAGAAGATTTATAAGATACTCAAAAAATACGGTGAGCTTACAAAGAGCGAAATACTTGAGAAAGATATATTTCAGAGAAACACATTTAATGAAGATATTGCTTTAGTTCATGAACTAGCTTACAGGAATAATGAAATGCTTGTAGAGCGTGGTTCTAGAATAAAAAAATATAAAATAGAACCATTGCCAGCAACTAATCTTGATAAGATAATAGTGTCTGTTGCTACTGATGGGAGAGGGGCAAAATCAGTAGAGTTTAGAAACCTTGAGTTGCCATTCTTTGGTAAACAAAGAAGCATTGAAAAACTTGTAGTAAGTGAACATGTAGAAGTTTTCAGTTTAGTGCATTATAATGGAAAGAGAAGTGATAAAAATGCTATAGAAGGACAGAATGCTATAGCGTTTGATTTTGATGACGGATTTACAATAGATGAAGCAAAAGATAAGTTCAAACCATTTACATACATCATATACACAACTAAGTCTCATACAAACGAGAACCACCGATTCAGGGTTATATTTCCAACAAAGCATAAATTTTATGTAAATCCAGAACAGCATAAAAAGTTAATAGAAAATATTGCAGATTTGCTTGATTTGCCAAGTTATGATGTGGCTACAAGAAACATAAGCAGGTTGTGGTTCACTAATAAGAATGCAACTGTTTATACAAATAAAGCAGATTTGCTTGATGTCTTATGTTGTGTTCCAGACACTGAGATTGAGAAAGAGATTGTTAGAGTTCAAAACGAAGATATAGACGATATTACAAAAGATAAGAGAATACATGGAATGATTAAATGGACTATTGCAAATGCATATGATGGAAATAGGAATAATACACTATTTAGACTATTTGCATTTGTAAGAGATTTGACTGGAAACATAGAAGAAGCTTCTGAAATAGTGTATAGAACAAATGCATTACTTTCAGAACCACTTCAAGAGAAAGAGATACAAAAAGTAATAAGGAGAACATAATGAACAAAAAAATTGAAGAGTTAAAAGAGATATTAAAAGAAGAGAAAAGTAGGTTAAAAGTAGAAGTAATAAAAAGTATTTTTGTCCATTCTGATAATGATGAAGATTTGAAAAACTATCTATCAGATGTTATTAGATATGGATGTCAAAGCGGTATAGCAAGTGATATGATTTACTATAAAGATACTATAACATTTTATGATAAACATAAATACGAAATAAATAAAATGTTATCAAATACATTAGAAAATATTGGTTCAAAATGTTTGGTTGATATATTTGGCGTAGATAGATGGGATGAAGATGATCCATTAATTTTAGAAATAAATAATCAAAATTTATTAGCCTGGTTCGCTTATGAGAATACTTGTTTAGAATTGTATACTGAATTATTTCAAGGAGATTAAAATGGAAGTTTTTAGTATAGGATATGTAAATATAAGTCATAATGCATTAAAAGATTTACAAGATTTGCTTTGCAATGATGATTTAATGGCTGATTTAAGCAATGCTTGTAAAGTAGATATAGATGAAACTTGTGAGATAGAAGTTGAAGCTTCTGCTGACACAATTTGGTTCTTACATAGCAATGGATATTTATTAGATAATGAGCTATCAAAAGCAAAAGATTGTGATTATATAAAATTTTTTAGTAATTAAGGAGGATAAAATGATAAATGATATTTATCTTTTAAGTGAAAATCATATTATAGAAATTTACCCATAAGGAGCAAATATGTGTCCAGTAGGAATGGTTCTTGTTAAAACATTTTTGGTTTGGAACATGACAAAAGGACAATGGACAAATGTAATAGCTTGTGAAGAAAAAAATGAATCAAGAATACATACAATAGATTTGCAAACAAAACAAGAGGTTCAATTAAGAGTTGCAATTGTTAAAGATAAGAAAGTATTCTACATATATGAGGAATAGAAGATGAGATGTGAATATACAACAATGGAAGATTATTATGGTGTAGGTGGAATAGTTCCAAGAGGATATAGACAATGGATATGTGAGATAGATGATGATGATATTGAAGAAATAATAGAACAGATAATTGAATGGATTGTAGAAAATGGATATATACCACCAAAGAATTATGAAATATCAGTATTCTTAATAAATCCATATACTGATGAAGAGGTAGAGTTTGAGATAAATCCATATGATTATATGACTGAAGAAGAAATGGAAAATGATTATATCACTAAAAAGGAGGTGGAAAATGAATTATGGAACATTAAGTAAAAAAGAAAGTTATGCTTTTAATAGAAAAGTATATCTTTTGGGGGAAGATGCTGAAGGAACAAAATATTGGTTAGAAAAGCCTTATTGGGACTGTGGCTGGTATTGGGGATTTGGTTATATTGTAACTTATAAAGGCAATAAAAAGCCATCAAAAGCACAAGAGATAAGAAAAATTCAACATGCAACAAATTTTCATCCAAAATGGGTTTTAAATTATGATAGTATATTGGTAAAAACAACTTTCACTGAAAATGAAGCTTGGAAATTAGCAGAACTTTTTGAAAGATTTTATACATTCAAAAACCTTGCAAAATTATATTCTAGAGGTTGGGGTAATATAACTTTTATAGATGATTTTAATATGCAAGATAATAAAGAAGCAGAGAAAATAAATAAAAAAATTCTGCCTAAAATTATGGATGAAATAATTAAAATTTTAAAACCATAAAAAATAATCTGTAAAAAGGAGATAAAAATGGCTTATTTTAATGGAGTAAAAGTTGGTGATAGAGTTTGGAGTATAAATTATGGTTGGGGTGAAGTTCAAGAAGTAGGGAATGATTATTTTAAAGTATATTTTGAAGGAATTAACAATGATTGGTATTTTATGTATAATGGCTTTAGAGCTGATTGTGATATTAACCAGACACTTTTTTGGGACGAAATTAAATTTAAAGTTCCTAAAAAACCTAATATAGAACTTTCTGAGGTAGAATATAGAATAGACTTGATAAATGAAGAATTATATGAAACAAAAACAGCAATGAATGAAAATTTCAACTATGCAATGCATAGAAACGACAAAGAAACAGCAGAAAAAGCATTAAAAATTATTAAAAAATTTTCAAAATTGTTAGCACTTCGTGACCAAGAATGTCCAGATAGCAGAGGATATGAGTTTACAAAAGGAGAACCAAACTGGTATATTTATAGAAAAGAAAATTATTATTTAATATCAAGTTACAGTTTCTATACTCCTGATAAGATTTACTTCAAAACAAAAGAAGATGCTCAAAGAATATGTGATATTTTAAATGAAGAAAGATTTAGTTTAGAGGAATAGCTTTTGTGGGAAAAAGTAGCAAGAATAGAGTTAGACCAAAACATCTATGGAAAAGCAATATTAACATTATATGATAAGCATGGCGCAATGATAGAAAGGATATTTCCTAAATGGAATCACCGTTGGGTGGTTCTACAACAGATAAATAAGCAATGGATTGAATATTTAGAAAGGAAATACAATGAAAGTAGTAAAACATTGTAACGAGTTTGTGGTTTTTGATAGTGTCGAAGAGTTGTTAAAAAATGTTGATGAGTTTAGCTTAATTGCAAAATATGGTGATATAAATATGGAAGATAGTTTTGCATTAAGCCATGTGAAAGAGGATTTTAAAAATATTTTAGAAATTTTAGGTTTCTATGATATAGATGTTTGTTATGATATGAATTATATACAGGGAAGAGGCGCTTCATTTACTGCAGAATGGAGCTATAATAAAGGGTGTTTGAAGAAAATTAAAGAGTATGCACCAAATAATACTGAATTACATAATATTGCGGAAAATCTAAAATATTTAGCAAGACGGCTTAAATGGGATGTTTACGGCAAAGTTTATAGAGTAAACTATCGTTATTGTCATTCAAACACAATATCTATTGATTTATGGAGCAATACATTGGAAGTTATAGATGATGATTTTGATTTATTTTCAAATATGGTACAAGATTTGTGTATATGGTTTGAAAAACAATTAGATGCTGAAATTGATTATCTAATAAGCATAGAAGCAATTGCCGACAGAATAGTCATTAATGAAATAGAAATTCCAATGTCATTATTAAAAAAAGGAGGAAAAAATGACAAAAACACAAGTAATAGTTCATGTGATGAATGAATACTTTGAGTTAAAAGAAGAAGAGAAAAAGTTGCAAAGAAAGCTTGAGAAGATATGGGTAAGAAAAACAGAATTAAAACAGTGGTTAATAGATGAAGGTATAGCATTTGATAAAAATGGTAATCCTACATTAAAATATGAACCACCAAGAAAGGAGGAAAATTAATGGGTATTATGTGTTCAATCGTTGGTTGGTCAGGGTCAGGAAAATCTCGTAGTCTTAAGGGCTTTCTAAACGATAAGCTTCAATTTCCAGACGATACAATACTTATAAGAGTGTTGAGAAAGCCATTGCCATTCAAAAATAAATTAAGACAATGGGATAAAGATAAAAAAGCAGGTGATTATATATATCTTGAAAATGGAAATATGATTGCTAAAGCTATTGAAGCTTTTAATAAGGTTGGCAAGAGAAGAATTATTGTAGATGATAGCACATTTACAATGGTTAAGTTTTTTATGGACTCAATCAATGATAAAGGTTGGGATAAGTTTAGTGTTTTAGCTGAACAATATTATCAAATCTTGAAGAAAGGAGAAGCTACAAGTGAAGATACAAGAGTTTACATAGTGAACCACCTTGAGGAAGGACATTATGGTAGGTTGTTGTTTAAGACCATAGGTAAGCTGATTAATGAAAAAGTAGATATTCCAGCTATGATGACAGTAGTTCTTCAGACTGAGCGTGATGAGAATGGATATTGGTTCATCACAAATAAGAGGTCTGAGAATGATGTTGCTAAATCACCAGAAGATATGTTTAACGACATAAAGATACCAAATGATTTGGCTTTAGTTGACAAAACAATTTGTGAATATTATGGAATAAATCAATAAAAGGAGGATAAATGGAAAATTGGTTAGGAATTGACGAAGGTTTATTAGAAGGACAAGAGGTTACTATTCCAGAGTATAAGCCTGTAGAGGCTGGAGTATATGAGGTTGCAGTTGAAAAAGCTTATTTAAGAACCACCGATAATGGTGCAACAATGTTAGAACTTGATTTTGTTGAAGTGGTTCCAGATAATCCATTAGGAGGAAGGCATATCAGATGGAGTACAGCAGTAAAAAGCGGTAATTCAAAAGGCAATAAAGCAACATATACAAGTAAAAATGGCAAAGAGGTTCCATTACCGGGTGTTGTAATTGCTAAAGCGTTGTTTGATGCAGCAGATGTGTCTATGACAACAAAGCCTGTAGATACTAAATTAGAGCATGCAGGAAACATTATAAATGCAAGAGTATTTCCACAACTTGAAAATAAAAAAGTTTGCATTGCAGTTCAGCAATATGAGGATGAATATAATGGAGAGCTTAGAACAAAGATAGATGTAAAAGATGTATTCAAATGTTCTAATGAAGAGAAAAAGAAAAAATGGAAAGATTTTCTTGAAAGAAATCCTATCAGAAAACTAAAAAAGAAAGCAGAAAGCTCTACTCAAACAAATAATGAGGAAATACCTATTTAACAGAACCACCACTTGCGGTGGTTCATATCAAAGGAGTTACAATGATAAGGCAAAAGTATATGAAAAGACTTGGTAAATTTAAAAACGTTGAAAATATGATTAGTCCAAACGGAAATTATATTCCAAATCAATTTATTTTATTTTTTGAAAATGGAAAAGTTTTTAAAAGTTACAATTCTATTATAGCAATATGGTTTCATAATGGAGATGTGATTTTAGGCAAAGATTGGAATTATTCAAACACAACGGGAAAATATAGAAATATATTTTTAGGTGAAACAAAAGCAGATACACTTATAAAGATAAAAGATGGAATATATAAAGTTGATAATAAGTTATAACAAAAGGGAAAACAATGAACTTTTCAAAATGGATACAAAGTGCAATCCTTGAAAATACTCAATATGAAGGCAATTCTAAACCACATCAAAAGGTTATAAGTGCATCAGATTTTGGAAATGATTTACTTCAAATTTATTACAGATATAAATTTGGTGTTCCTAAAAAACAAACAATAGGACAGGATACAATAGGCACGGTGGTTCACAAAGGTATTGAAACTATATTTAAAACATATGCTGATGTGCTAACTGAAGTTGAAATGGATATTGAAATTTGCAATGGTTGGAAATTAAGTGGCACAGCTGATATAGCTATTCCAAACGAAGGAATAATAGCAGATGTAAAAGTTACAAAGCAATATACACTTGAAAAACTTAAAAATGAACCACTACATTCATATAGGCTTCAGCTCAATGTATATAGGTATCTTTATGAAAAACTATGGAAACCTAAAATGGATAATTTATATCTTATAGTTTTCCTTAAAGATGGTGGATATGATTTTAGAAAAATGAAAGATAAGCCATCATTACAGGTGGTTCAGATAGACAAAATACCAGATAAAATTATTGAAAAAAAGTTTCATAAGATTGTAAATGCAATAGAAACCTATGAGGAGTTAGACATAATACCTGATAAATGTCAAGATGTTTGGATGAGAAAAACTAAAAATGGTTCAATTCCAGTTAGATGTATGCAGTATTGTGCATATAATAATGTATGCAAATATTTTAATCCAAAACCTACTACTATAGCTGGAGCTTGGTAATGTCAAAAAGAAACAGAACAGCAGGTCATGAATATGAGAGAAAAATCAAAAAAGAACTTACTAAGCTTATAAGTGGTTCTGATTGGAGAACCACCAGAGAAGTATCAAGATTAATGGATAATAATAAAATAGATTTGGTTGATATAAATGATATTGGGTGGTTCACTGTTCAATGTAAGAAGTCCATAAACATACCAAGAATCGACGAGAATGTATTTTTCTATAAAGGTAAACCAAATATATTGTTTTGGGGAAAAACTCAAAAGAAAGCTAAATGTGTGCGTTTACAGAGGGAATATGTAATTATGGATAAAGATATGTTTTATGATTTGCTTAGGAGGATAAAATGATAGGTAAAGAAGTTTTATATCGTGGTGAAATATACACAATTGCTTCAGATATAAAAGAGATACAATTAATTGAAGTGTCAAATAGTGGAACAGTATGGAAAAAAGGAAAAAAGGTAAAAGGCAGATTGCTAAGAAAGAAATTGTATGACGGTGATGTTACTCATACATTTGGGCTATTAGTCGAAATAAAAGATGTTAATGAAAAGGATTAGAATGGACAATGTTATTAATATTTTTCTAAATGGTTATAGGACAGGTTGTGGATATTCAGTTAAAGAGTATCTTGAAATAAGAGAAAAAGTTAGAAAAAAAGGAACAAAAGAAAATAGAGCTTATGAACAATTATTACAAGCCTATGGATTAAAATGAAATATGAATACAGAGGAGTATAAAGATGTTTAAATGGACTGATGATAAATATGCACCAGTTAAAAAGACTAAATATAGTGCAGGTTTTGATATAAAAGCAAGAGGAGACCATATAATAGAGCCACACAAAACTGTTATTATTCCTACAGGTGTATGGATAGATACTGAAAGTGAAATTGTAAGATTATTTAGTGATGTTCTTTTTGTAGCTGTTCATATAAGAAGTAGCATGGCTGTTAAAGGATTAATGCTTGCCAATGGTGTTGGCGTTATAGACTTGGATTATCCTGATGAAATAGGTGTTATTGTTCATAATACTACTGACAAAGATTTTGTTATAAAAGATGGAGAAAGAATAGCTCAGCTTGTTATAATGGTTCATAATGGAAGTTCTGAGACTCTTATAAATGCAAAATATGAATATAGAGAAAGGAATGGAGGTTTTGGAAGTACTGGCAAGGTTTAACGATGAAAATTATAGAATTTACAAAGAGACCAATAAGAGGAGTGGTTCTATTAGGGTATTATATATACCATCTCATCTTAAAAACCTTTTGGAAGTTCGATGAAATCGAAATTTTAATAGAATTTGACATATCCAATATTGTATGATATAATATCCA